AACCCCGTAAATTTCGGGAGTTCCTTGGAAGATATCAAGCTTACCAGTAGCACAGTGAAATATGACGGCAAAGACGGGAGCTCGACCCCAGCAGACCTGACATTTGTTGACGTTACGCTGGAAGACCTAGATGATGGGGCTACGGTACTAACCTGGACTAATTCTGCATCTACTAAGATTGGAACTACGGGAGTAAACATACCAGCAGGCACGTTGAAAACTGACGCAATCAATGAAATTGAAATTGAAAAGACGGCCCTTTACGCACCGCCACACTTGGCAACGGTAAAAGCTGCAAGCATTTTCCCGAACCTTACCAGACTTGCTTCAACTCTAGCTGCACCGGAATTTAATTGGACATACATACCGGCCAACAGTTATACCCTTGAGTGGGACGTAACCGATGCCGGTGGTGGATTTAGTGACCTGGTAGGTAGCGAAGTCATTTACATAAAAGACAGGTTTAGCACTACTAGCTCTGGGGAATTCATTTCACCAAAAATTGATTTCGACCATAGATGGTGGAATCCCGGCGAGTGGTTTGAAGTCGAAGTGAAGCTCGTGAGCCCATTTGGTACTAATCCAGAGTCAAAACCAGTAAAATTCAAGGTAACAATTAAGTAACCCTAACCACCACCGCCCAAACCGGCAACTGCCCGTAAAGCCCCGCCCCCGCGGGGCTTTACTATGGAGGGCCTGCCAGGGCGGAACGACGGAAAATACCATGGCGGCGGTATTTCATGCCAAGTTGCGCTCAAAGCACTTTGAACGTGAAACGCCATAATACCAGTTTCTAGTTTCTAGTTACGAGTTACGAGACGAAAAGCCTTGCCCAGTGCGGATGTGCGCCAGGCATTTATTAAATCAGCAAAAGAAAATGGTATAAAATATGGCCGAGCAATTTCAATTGTCTTTTTCTGTCGCTGTGGCGGTTAGGCTACCAATAAAATTAAAGCCGACAAAGGCAATGAGATTAACAGTGGGACTGCCTTTAGTTCTCAAAAAGAAACCTTCAAAGGATTTTAGGGTAGTAGTGGGACTGCGCGCAAGCCGCCGACTGAATATTGGCATAAACGAGACTACGGCGGCCAGACAGACGGCAGACCTTTCACTGTCCAAAGAGGCGTCGAAAGAATTGGTCGTTATAAAAAAGGCAAAGATCAAAATCGCCAAGAATGTTTCGGCTATCAGGACGGCAACTGCGGTAGTGGCAGGCCACATGTCAAAAACCGTGTCATGGCTCATGTCAATGCTGGCAACAGTTTCGGCCATATCCTCCCATAAGAATATCCTTCATTATGTCCGTACTTTTAGTACATCTCAGGCCACAAAGCTATCAAGACAAGTCGAAGTTAAAAAGCCAATAAAAATCATACTCGGGGTGAAGCCCAAGCTCATTAGGCATTGGGGAATGGCATTTGCGATAACGGCAACAATCAACGTCGTTACAACTGCCAAATACCTCAAACGGCTATTAACGGCGCGGCGCGTATTAGTGCCAATGAGAGGCACTCCGTGGAACCCATGATACGAGTTACGAGACGAAAAGGAGAAAACCATGGCCCTCTACAGCTTCGGCGCAGGCAAATTATTAGCAACGCCAAAAGAAGGTGAGCCGATACAGTTCGGTACCGTCCAGGACGTGACAATAGACGTGTCCTTTTCAGACAAAGACCTGAGGGGAGAAAACCTCTTTCCCGTAGCCATAGCGCGCACCCAGGGCAAGGTTACGATAAAGGCGAAGTTCGCCGTCATTGACGGCAAATTGTTTAACAACATTTTCTTTGGCGCAAACGCGGTGACGACGGAAACTGCCACGGAGATAACTCTAAACAATGAACTGATGGGAGCCAGTCCCGACTTTTCTCTATCCTTTGAAAACAACTACAGGGGGCTGAAGCAGGTATGGGAGTTCCCCTGCGTCACGGCGAACAAGCTGGCCTTCGGCTACAAAAATGAGGATTTCACAATACCCGACCTGGACATGAGCGCCTATGCCGACGAGACGGGCAAGGTGCTGTCGGTAAAATTCCAAAACTCATAATCTAATACCGAGTCGCAATAAAAAGATTGCACCTCGGTATTAGGTGACGCGACAAAGTATTTTGAACGCAATTTGGTATATAAGCAAAACGGGAGGTTAAATGCTTACATTCATGCCAGTATCAGAAGAAGTGTCCATAGGCGGGCACAGCTTCAGGGTAGCCGCCCTTTCGATGGGGGTATTGCGCCGCCAGGTGATGCCCCTCTTGGAAGCGGGTACCAACATCATGGAAGCCAAATGCTATGACAAGGTGCTGGCCGTTTGCCACCAGAGCGTGTCCCGAGCCGATCCCTCCATAAGCGCTGGAGACCTGGAGAATGCCCTGATGCTCACAGACATCGTCGGCCTGTTCCAGGCAGTGATAAGGGTATCGGGCCTAAACAGGAGACAGCCGGAGGGGGAAGTCCAGAGCCAGGAGGCGGCGACCCCGCTGTCTTCTGGCGCGACCTCTACGGACTCATCGCAACCGCAACTGGATGGACATACAGCTATATCGACTCCGAGCTGACTCTGCCAGAGGCGATGGAGCTGATGGAATACTGGGCAGACTACCCGCCGACACATCTCCTGGTCAGGGCCTACATGGGAGTGGGTAGCGAGAATGCAAAACCAAAGCGCCTTGACTGTTGTAACGACTGGGAGCTAGACGAGTTTTTAATGGCAGTGAACGGTGGACAGTAAGAGTTACGAGAAATAGCAATGGCGCGCCTCCGGCGCAACCTCGATCTCGTACTCGTAGTTGAATTTTACGGAGCAAAAAATGACGCGCCTCCGGCGCAACCTCGGTCTCGTAACTAGTAACTCGTAACTAGTAACTAGTAACTCACTCAGGCACCCACTCGTTGCCGCACTTTATGCAGAACCACAATTTTTCTCGATGCGTGAGGACGTAGTCCCACCTTCTTTGCTTTTTGACTGTTCGGTATTTCAAAAAAATGCCCGTCCCCAGGAAGAGGGGCCCCGTTATGGCGAGGACATAGAAAATGGCTTCGGGATCATTTACAAAAGAAATCAAGGGCACCGCGATAGCCATGGGCGACAATAGCACGCCTATGCCGATGGCAATCCAGGGAATCAGGGGCACCGGTCGGGGGGCCATGGAATATTTTTTTATCACGTCGGCTATGACATCGCCCTGGTCTGAGTTGTGGTCTGGATTTGTCACGCCTACCAATGCCAGGGCCACTGGCTGGATATTGTTAGAGCTACATTTGGGACATGTTGAACAAACCGGCATCGACCCTCCAAGCTCTGCCCTCTCCAGAAACTGTCGCGTCACCTGATACCGAGGTGCAATCTTTTGATTGCGACTCGGTATCAGCGCAAGGTAACAGTTAAATGTTACATTGCACTAGCCCGGTTATCAATATGTTACCAGTTTCTAGTTACGAGTTACGAGTTTCTAGTTTCTAGTTACGAGACGAAAAGCCTTGCCCAGCGCAGATGTGCGCCATGCATTTATTAATACCAGGTTGCGTTTAATGGGGATTAAACGCGAAACGCCAAAGTTTTTTCAAACACGAGCGAAGCCCGTATTTTCAAAAACTTGCGGGCGGCGATTCTCGCCGCCTTTATACCAACTTGCCCCCGACTGGGTGCAACTTGGTATAAATCAGCAATAGAAAATGGCATAAACCCAAAAGGGCGACAAAGTGCAAAACAGCAACCATTCATTTAAGGTTTCCATCGGGGCCAATTATGCTGGTTTTGATACAGCGATGGTCGAGATTACCAAATCGCTGCAACGCCTGACAGATCAGGCAAAACAGCTATGGGGAGCGATCCAAAACTCGGCGGACAAATCCATGGGAGAGACAAAAAGGCACTTAGAGTCAGTATCTCCAACCGTCGAGGAGGTCAGGGAGCAGTTTGAAGAGTCGGCGTCAGCTTTTGCCAAATGGAGCGCCGAAGGTAGCGAGCTGGCAGATAAATTCTGCATCGACTCCGGCCATGCCTCCAGCTTAGTATCTGCCCCTTTGGCTTCGAGAGCTACATTTGCGGATGCGGCCAAGAAGGCATTACAGATTGAAGCCGACAGGATGTTTACCGAGCAGAGGCTCCGCGAGCTTGACCTAGACAATGAGCAGGCCGCACTAAACCACCGCTACCAAATGGGCCAGATTACCGCCCTGCAATTAGTGGAGCTGGAAAAAGACATAATCGGTAGTCGCTATGAGCTAAAGATGGAGGGCCTTCGCAAAGAGCTTGAACTTGAGCTTTTGACGAGGGAGGAATTCGCCAACGAAGTAAAGCTGATGGACAAAGACCTTCAGCTTGCCCTAATCGATAACGCCCGCCAGGCCGCCCTCGAGCAAAAGGCAATCTGGCAGGACGTTGCCAATTCCATCAAAGCATCAATGGAGGACGCGCTAGTTGGCCTGATGAACGGCACCATGTCATGGGGCGATGCAACCAAGAGCGTATTAAACAGCGTGTTACAGGCGTTTATTAAAAAGACGACCCAGGAATTAGTCCAGCACATGACCATTGAAAACATGAAATCGCTGTTCACAAAGAAAATCGCGGCCCAGGAGATAGCCACAAAAGCCGCCGCGTCTGCGCAAAGCAAAGGCATAACCATAGCCAATGCGACTACAGACATTGGCGCCACTGCACCCGTGGCGGGAGCCAAAGCATTCAGCGCAATGGCAAGCATACCTTTCGTTGGCCCTGCATTAGGAGCCGCGGCAATGGCGGCGGCAATAGGTGCGATCATGGCCCTGATGGGCAAGCTAAACAGCGCGGCAGGAGGCTGGGGGCAGGTTCCCTCCGACCAGCTCGCCATGGTTCATAAAAACGAAATGATATTGCCTGCCAAATATGCTGAGCCTCTCAGAGAGCAATTGGAAGGCGGCGACATGGGAGGTAGCCCGATTGTAATAAATCTCAGCGCAATGGATGCCAAGTCATCCTACGGCTGGATGAAGGACAACGCCGGGCAGTTCAGAGAACTGATAAAGCAGCAAGTGAGGGACTTTGCTTTTGGCTGAAAAAACAAACTCAAATCTTAGAACTTAGAGCTTAGAGCTTAGAAAGGATGGTCACTACATGAAACATAAACACCCAAACTCAACAAAACTCAGATCTAAGTTCTCAGTTCTCAGTTCTAAACTGCGGCGTCAGCCGCCACAACCGGACTCAGATCTAAGTTCTAAGTTCTAAATTGTGAGCGGAGCGAACAATGAGTACCGAGACATTCCCTTCTTTCCCTGGCCGGTCAATAACGATTAAGCGCAAGCCGAAATTCGCCACAAAGATTCAGACCTCCAACTCCGGCAGGGAACTGAGGACTTCGTGGCAGTCGAGGCCCAAATACGAGTTTCAGATAACTTTTGAAGTGTTGGTAACCGGCATCAATGGAAAGACTCAGCCGCAGGCATTAAACGACTTCTACATCCGCATGAGGGGAGCCTGGGATACATTTTATTTCGCAGACCCTCTTGACGGCCAAATAAGAACTTGCCGGTTTCTTGATGACGGATTGGAGATGGAGCGCATGTCTATCCATCATTGGAAAACCAGCGGAATAAAAATAATAGAGGTGTTTTAATGTCTCGTTGGAAACCCAAAATCCCTGACAGCCAGGAATTTTTTACTATTGACCTGGCCCGACAACTGACTCCTGGCGATAGGGTAGTATCCTGCGAATGCGAGATAACCCTTTTGCATGGCGATGACCCAAACGCAGGCGATATGCTGTTAGGGCCTGTTGAAATTAATGGTTCTTGCCTGGCACAAAAAGTGGGTGGCGGCATTATTGGCTGTAGATATCAGCTAAATTTTAATGCCAGTACGCTATACGGAGAGTTACTGAAACCTTATGGTGACTTCCACGTTGGCACCAAAGGGGCAGGTAACCGCGATCTGGTCAGTCTGGACGCCGTAAAGTCATGGCTCGGTATCGCTGACGAAAACTCAGACGTATTGTTGCAAAGATTAATCACAGCCGAATCACAAGCTATAGAGAAGGCCATCGGGAGGCCAATACTGGCAACAGAGCGGACAGACTTTATAGCGGGCTATGGTTCCTCCACCATCATGCCCCCTGCGACCCCGATACTTGAGGTTGAAAGGGCATTTATTGACGGAGCCGAGGTAAAGACAAGGCACGACAACCTGACCATCTGGAGGGCCGATGGCGGCCCCTGGCCCAAGAAGAGCCGAATACAGATAACCTATACCGCCGGATATCTGGCCGTACCGTATGACATAGAGCAGGCGTGCATTGAATTGGTGGCATTGCATTACAAAGAGCGAGACAGGATAGGCCATCAATCCAAGTCCATAGCGGGAGAAACGGTCTCATTCATCACAGCCGCTATGCCCGCCTCTGTCGAGGCCAGTATCAAGCGCTACAGAAAGGTGGCGCCTTTTTAGAGCTTAGAACTTAGAACTTAGAGCTTAGAACTTTGAGCTTAGAGCTTAGAACTTAGAGCTGATTTTGCGGAGCAAAAATGAATAGAGAAGCCATTTTTAACGCCCTTGCCATGCGGCTCGAGGCCGTCCCAGGTATAAGGAACTTCAGCCGGAAGCTACTTCATTGGTCTGACGTGGAATCAGACCGTCAGCCCGCCCTCTACATGGCCTCGGCCAACCAAGCTGTGACCATTGATGGCTATGGCCTGCCGCCCAGACTGGAGTTGCCGGTCAGATTGTATCTATATAACCAAAACCAAGACCCCGCCCTACAGAACAATCTTTTAGATGCGATAGAGAGGGCCCTGGAGCCTGATGAAGGCGAAGTCGTTCTGACCCTGGGCGGTCTCGTGTCCCATTGCTGGATAGAGGGCGAAATAGAGACTGACGAGGGGCTTTTAGGCGACCAGGCCGTGGTAATAGTACCGGTTTCGATACTCGTTCCGTAGCGCCAGGGACGGGTGCTGACCTAGTAAAATTTTTTGACGGATCATAAACATGCACAAGGTAACCTCCGGCAATTTTCAGACGCTATGGAATAGCACAGCCGACATGGTTGCGCTTGCCGACCTGTGGACGATTACAACGATAACGGGCCAGACGTTGCGCTGGACATCGGCGGACATTCCCATAACGGTGAGCGGCATTACATATGCCACAGGCCCGATCATGAAACGTGGAGGGACAAGGCTGACTTCCAATCTGGAAGTGGATACCCTGGACGTAACGATTGAGACGGGCGAGAGCGTGACCCTCTCCGGCATCCCATTTTCTCATGCCGCCGCAAACGGGGCACTGGATGGAGCCACTGTAAAACTTGAGCGGGCATTTATGCTCACCTGGGGAAATGTGGCTGCTACCATCCATCTGTTCGAGGGCAGGGTGGCCGGTGTAGACCCGACGCATACCGAAGTCAAAATCCAGGTAAAGAGCCTGCTCGAAATACTTGACAGCGCGTGGCCCAGAAACCTATATCAGCCCGCTTGTTGCCATCAGGTTTACGGGACTGGTTGCGGACTTGCAAGGGCGAGCTACCAGACAAACGCAACCGCCACGGGTGGCACCAATACCCGCATCAACTGGACTACAGGGCGGCCAGTGGGCTATTTTGACCAGGGAGTGATCGTCTTTACCAGCGGTAATAACTCCGGCGCCAGGCGGACTATTAAGAAGTCGGACGCTTCGGGGCTGGACATTTCGTTGCCCCTGCCCTTTCCAGCGGCAAGTGGTAATACCTTCCAGATTGTTCCAGGCTGTGACAAGACACATATAACCTGCAACAACAAATTTGGCAACCTGGCCCGCTTCAGGGGATTCCCCTGGGTGCCGCCGCCCGAGACTGCCCGATGAGCTTCAGCGCAGCAAAAGCATCCCCTTCACCAACGACCATTATTACGAGGTGACAGCATGTTTTCTCTCGACCCACTCGATCATAGCCGTCCTCATGGCGGAGTGTACGGTCAGTCCTTCAATGCTAGCCAGCCTCTGCATCTCGTCCCAAAATGCCGGGGGCATCCTGACAGACTTGGTTTTCACCGGCTCCACAGGTTTTCCATTCTTGGGCCGCCCCCGCTGTGGCAGACGGTGGAGTATCAAGGAAGGCACGTGAGGGCCGTATTCTTCTTCTGCTTCTCTTACGCTTTGCTCATATCTGGCACTTAGCTGTTCAATCGTTAGTGCGTTTGGATCAGCTTTAGCACGCCTTATTGCTTCATGCAAAGTTATGTTGCCTGGTAGTGTCGTAATGGTCATTTTCCCTCCTGATGGCCTATTGTCTACGTTTTCTTATCGGAAACGCAGTTACTGGATAAATTGCTCCTTTTTTAATAGTAGTACACTTTGCTGAATTTGTCAAAGAATGGAAAATTTTTCTTTTCAGCAATCCATCACCACCGCCGCCCTCTCCTGGTTAAACACGCCCTACCACCACGAGGCGAGGCTCAAAGGCATAGGTGTGGACTGCGGCCAGTTTCCGGCGGCAGTGTTCGAGAGTCTGGGCCTGATACCCAAGCTGGACATAGAGCCATACCCACACGACTGGCACCTCCACAGGGACGAGGAGCGGTATTTAGAAATAGTCGAAAGGCATTTTGAAAAAGTGGATTCTCCCCTCCCAGGCGACCTGGCCCTGTTCAGATTCGGGCGGGCAATATCGCACGGATCGATTGTCATTGACTGGCCCCTGATAATACATGCCTACATCAACGCCAGGGCCGTTGTTTTGGACGATGCGATAGCCAATCAGGACTTAGCAAAGAGACTGGTTGGGTTTTGGAGATTGAAAGGATAAACAATGGGCGGTGTATTCGGCAGAAAAACGCGAACCAGCACGGCGGCGGAGCAGTTGGACAATATGTGCGTCTCCACCTCCGGCTATGGCCGTTGCATACCCGTCGCCTATGGCAAGGTCAGGGTGGCCGCCAACCTGATATTCTATGACGACTTTAGAGCCATCCCTCACACCGAGACAACAAGGAGCGGCAAGGGCGGGGGCGGCTCCACGCATACAAATACTACCTACACCTATAGAGCCGCCGTAATCCTTGCCATATGCGAAGGGCCGATTAGCGTCGGAGTTGCCTGGGTAGACAAGGACATTTATCCAGGCCCCGCTTCCATCGGCCTGACAGTCATGAATGGCAACCAGTCCCAAAGCCCCTGGCCCTACGCCATATCAAAGGGCAAGGGGGTGGGCTACGGCTCGACAGCTTACGTGGCGCATTCGGCCATAGACCTTGGAACTAGCGGCTCCACAAAAAACCATTCATTTGAAATAACAGGCTTTTGCTCTGGCGCCAATATACCAGGCGACGCAAACGCCGCCGACGTAATCTTTGACATGCTGACAAATACTGTCCACGGCATGGGCTTTCCGCCAGAGGCAATCGATTCCCTGACAGACTACAGGGCATATACCGCCGCCGCGGGGCTGTATCTTTCGGGATGCTACTTCGACCAGAGGCCAGGGCTGGAGATACTGAAGAACCTCCTGGCCTGCACCAATTCAATTTCGGTATGGTCAGGCGGCAAGCTAAAAATTGTGCCTTTAGGAGATTTGCCTATAGGAGACTGGCAACCAAACAGCACCCCACTATATGCGCTTACAGTTGATGATTTTTTGGGCCAGGACGATCCCGTCCAGGTCAAAAGAAAAACCTCTGCCGATGCCTACAATTCGGTAAAGATAAAATTCAACAACAGAAATATCGCATATGCTGAGGACATAGCGGCGGCAGATGACCTGGCCACGCAGGACTTGTTTGGCGTAAGGCCCGCCCCCGACTTTGGCGCGGACTGCATAGCGTCCGAGGGGGTAGCACAGGTACTGGCGCAGACGATGCTCCAGAGATATGTAGGCATCAGGAATGAATATAAGTTCAAGCTGGGCTGGAGGCATACGTTCCTGGAGCCTGGCGACTTGGTGACTCTGACCGAGCCTGGCCTGGGCCTGAATAATACCCCTGTCCGTATTGTTTCGGTGGAAGAGGACGCTGAAGGGGAACTGACAGTCACAGCCGAAGACTGGCCCAACGGCATAGCGACGGCGGTTGCCTATCCGGTTCCACTGAGAGAGGGCGAGGGGCCAAACGCGGCGACACCTCCAGGCAACTGCAACCCGCCGGTGATATTCGAGCCGCCCCCAGATTTGACCGGCGGGGAATTGCAGGCGTGGATAGGAACCAGCGGCGGGGATAATTGGGGAGGGTGCGAGATATGGGCCAGCCGCGACAATGCCACTTACAGCCTGGCAGGGCGCATCGACGCGCCTGCGAGGCATGGGAGCCTTACAAGCACGTTGCCAGCCTTCAACGCCATCAATCCAGACAACGGGAATACTTTGGCGGTCAACCTGTCCATTTCAAAGGGAGAACTGATTAGCGCGTCCCAGTTGGACGCTGACCATTGGGAGACGCTCTGCTATGTGGACGGAGAGATCCTTTCATTCAGGTATGCTTCATTGACGGGGGCCAACAGATACAATCTGACATCCCTGCGGCGGGGCCTGTTTGGGACTATAGCAGGTGCTCACGCAAGCGACACAAAATTTATGAGGCTGGACGATGCAGTCGCTCAAATTGACTTTGCAAGGTGGGACATTGCCGCCGGAGGGGAGACGATATATCTAAAATTCCCTTCTTTCAACAAATTTGGCCAGGCGATTCAGGGGCTTGACGAAGTGGCGGCCGTGCCGTTTCTGCTGAAGGGGACTTCTTTCAGGCAACTCACCCCGCCGTCTGGTTGCATAATTGCCGTGACGACGAGCAGACCTTATTAGAACTTAGAGCTTAGAACTTAGAGCTTAGAACTTAGAGCTTAGAGCTTAGAGCTTAGAGCTTAGAACTTAGAATTTTTGGGAGCAAAAATGCCAGCCGCCAGAATGTACTTAACAGACGAGGACAGAGACCCTGCCGGAATGTCGAGGCCTGGGGGCAATGCCGGAGGAGGAGGCGCAGCGCCCCCAGCGGGCTCCACGAATGCGATGACCATGAGGTGGGTAGACGTTAATTGGCAATATGCGGAGCCGGAGCCCATAGGCTCCTGCACGGGCTTTGAGGTGGCAGTATACGCAGGGGCCAATATTGCAAGCGGGCAATTGGCGGAGCCTATAGAATACATCGACGACCCTACGGCCAGAAGGCACATCGGCATCCTGGAGCTACGTACTCAGATTTCATTGAGGGCCGCGGTAAGGGCCTGTTACGGCGAACTGAGAAGCGCGTGGACTGACGCGGCGAGTGCGTCCAATTTTGTGCCGGACGTGCAACAGTATAGCGACAGCGGCTGGATGGAAATGGGCAATGGCGCAATCATGCAGTGGATTAAAACCACTGAGATGAACAGGCAACAGGGCTATACCTTTAGCTGGCCGAGGCATTTTCCGAACGCTTGCTACAGTGTGTCCGTGACTCCGCAGACGGATTCGGAGCACGATGACAATGACAATTGGCTACAGCTCGTCAGCTTCAACACTACAAGCGTCAGGATATTCAAACAATCCTCCCGCGCAGGCTCGGATAATATGTCTATGAAGGGCTTTGTTGTTGGGTTTGGGTATTAA